GAAAATAACTTTCCGTCACGTGTGTTTAGTGCTAACTCACCACCTGTAATTTCACTTGTAGTAGGACGTTTCCCTAGTACGGAAGAACGTTTAATCTTTACGACTGATGCCATATCTATGGTTCTCTAATTGTTCACGGACTATATAGTCCAAAATTTAATGGGAACATGCTTATATAAGCATTAACGTTCCCTTTATACTATTTATAACGTATTAATAACTTCCACCGTCAATAACTGCTTCGATTTGACCGATTGCATAAGAAGCATGGCCAGTATTAACAGTAGTTGTAGGTTCTGCAGTTAAATCCTTATAGAACTTAAACACACCAGAGTCAGAAGCATCACGATGCCAACCACCAAACGTAGCAATTCCTCCAACAACATACTTACCATACATACCAATATCAACTGTATCAGCAGAGTTGTTAGCAGATAATTTAATTGCACTATCATCAACGTTTACAGTAGATGAAGAAATATAAGTAGTAGATCCTTCAACGGTTAAGTTACCATCAACAGTTACGTTTCCAGTAACAGCAGTGTTTCCAGATACTGTTAGGTTATTACCAACTGTGATATTATCAGGTAAACTAACTGTAACACCAGCAGTTTCAGAACCCGAACCAGATACAGTAATCTCATTAGCAGTACCAGATACAGTAGCAACATAGTTACCAGTTGTCTTAGTTCCTAAAGCAACAGAGTTATTACTAACAGTGTTTGCAGTAATTGCACCACTTGCTAGTTGAGTAGCAGTAATAGTAGCATCAGCAATGTCACCACCAACAATCGTTTTATTTACGATTGAATCAGAAACAACTGCATTAGAAGCAATATGTTCAGCAGCGATTGCGTCATTAGCAATCTTCGTACCATCTACGGCATCTGCAGCAAGTTGAGCAGTAGCAATACCACCAGTCTTAACACTTACAGCACCAGAGGTTACTGAGAAGTCTGCTGTAGCAAAAGAAGCAATACCTTTATTAGATACAGTTGCGTCTTCACCAGCAAGGGTAATTGTGCCACCTGATTCTGAAACATCAACACCTTCACCACCAGCAATCGTAATTGCGTCATTAGATAGTACATCGTTATCAACTGTCAACGTAATCGTTGCAGCATCAGAACCGTTAGATGATGTTAAGTTATACTGGTCTCCAGATAGTGTTTGGGTATTTGAACCACCATTTACACCACCGACATATAGTTTCTTGTCAACAATGTTTACTGCAATCTCACCCTCTTGTAGTGTAGATGGGACAGCACTTGCGACTGCGGATCTTTTTAATTTAATTATACTTGCCATTGAGGACTCCTTTGTTTAATTCTTTGTTATTTAATATATTTATAAAAATATACCTTTTATCGCAATCCACCTTTACGGGTTGGTGCTTTCTGTTTATTCCTTTTTGCTTTTACATTCTCAGGTATATGAGGTTCGTAAAATTTCAAATCATCCTGTAATTTTCTATTCTTTTGTTCCAACTCAATTATCTGTTCGACAATCATTCTTGGGACTGGAATTTTATTTTGTTCTTCAATTTGTTTCTCAAGGAAAGTTATCTTAGTCCTCAAAGCAATAATCATCTTATTATATTCTACAAGTTGATTTTCCGATTCCTTTGTATATAATCCAAAGACTTCCTCAGCATCTGTATATGACATTATCTAATATGTTCCACCATTCAAATCATCAAAAGTGGGTGTGCCATTCGCAGCAATCTGCATAACTTTACCACTCGTACCAGTTACAAAATCAACTACACCACCAGTCTTAGCAATAAGTACAGCATTGTTAGTGTAAGTAGAGAATGTCATCTCACCATTAATTGTAATATTATTATGAATTTGATTTCCCTCAATAACAATACTTTCTAAATTAGCAATTTTATCCATTGCTAATTTACCACCAATATATTCAACACTTGTTGCTACACTTGAGTTAGCAGTCTGTCCGATAAATAATTTGTCAGAAGAATATGAATATGCTAATTCACCATTAGCAAGGGCAACTGGAGCAGCAGTCGATTGACTGCGTTTTATTGTTAATAGAGTATTAGCAGACATTAGAACTCACCGCCGTCAACTTTATAATTGTCAGCAGCAGCATCCCAAGTTAAAACCTTTTTCAATTCGTACTTATCCGTCGTTGCTTTATATACAAGTACAGCACCATCTACCTTATTATCAGCAACTTCTACGATGTCGTCCATCTTATCAATTCTAGCACCAGCAATTGAAGTGTTCTTTAATGTAAAGTTTGGAGTTGTTGGTGTCAACTTGACTTTAAAGTTTGCCATCTATTACCTCGTTACCTCAGGTGTCACTGTTGCTATTCCTTCAACCATTCTAGAAACAACGCCAGCACCTGATATTAATTCTGAATCAAAAACATATCTACCTGCCTCCATCGAAGCAGTATTTGCGTTTGATAGAGTCAAATTAACAACTCCTTCCGTTCTTGGAATCCCGAATGTGATAATAAAATCAGTCTTTGTCGAAGAAGTGTAGTGTTTCCTGATTTGACCTCTTGCGGTGTATCCAGATAAATCGACAATGTTTCCGTCAACATCAGCAACGGCGATAGACGTTGCGAAGTCAGCACCTTGGTCAATGATTATATTTGCTTTTGCACCCATATCTCTATCCTAACGCAATTGACATTGCTATTGATTGATCAGCAGATTCACCAGCATTTTCCTTAGCATCTAGTAACGTTTGAACATTACCAGCAGCAATCGTAATTGAATTTGCGATTGGGTCTGCTGTAAATTGAATTTCGTCAGAATTATTCTGAACCATAATATTGTTATTAGAACCACCAGTCAATCTAATTCTACTTGCATCACCTAATATAATTCTATCAGTACCGACAGACGTAAAGTTTACATTACCAGTGAACGTAGTATTAGCAGAGATTGCAAGAGATGTTCCGTCTACTGTTGTATTAGAACTAATTGTAATCGAACTTCCAACAGTAGTGTTACCACCTTTAAGTACACTTGTTCTTAGATTCGTAGAAGAGAATGTGCCAGAAATATGGCCATTGCCTGTAACCTTACCACCTCGATTAGCACCACCTCGCCAAACCGTGACAACATTGTTGCTCATAGCATCTGATAATAGGTTGGTGTTAGTTCGCCACGTATTAAAGTTGTGGGTTAAATTAGTATTTGAAATTGTTACTGACATATTATTTCTCTAATAGTTGTTTAAGCATAGATTTAATCTCATTAACATCTTGCTTTAAGTTTTGAACATCATCGTTCATTTCTCTTTCCTTATTTCTTCTCGCTCTATATTTTTCTAGTGAGGACATATCAGAGTTTAAGATTGCTCTTGTTGAAACGTCTCTGATTAAATCCTCATTATCTTGTATATTAACTACTTCCATTATTTTTGTAATGCAATTGCTCTCATATCATTAACCAATGGGATAATATTAGTACCTTCTGAAGTCATAACAATTTTAATTGCGAATGTTTTATATGTATGATAGATACCACCACCAGCAGAACGATAAGCAACTACATCATTATTTCCACTATGTAGACGAGCATGAGAGTTAGCAGTACTCAAGAACCCTTGACCATCTGTATTCGCACTAAACCCATATTCAAATTCTTTAAGGTCAGAAGTATCAACACTATCAGAATAAGTATTACTTGCAGTGATTTGTTTTAATGGTGTATAATCTTTATCAGTAAATGCTTCTGCATCTTCTGCGTTGTGGATTCTAGCATACACTTTAATATCAGTACCAAATGGTTTGTATGATGTTAAATATACATTTAGATCTTCAGCATCTTGACCATCAGATAATTCAATCGGTTTAGAAATATATCTAACAAGTGAATTACCAACTTCTTTAAATTCTTCTGTTGATATATTATTAATATCATTTCCTAGAACAATACCATTAGATCTAGTATTATCAATAACAGGAGAAACTCTAGTATCAGTTGTACTAAATGTGCCTTTAATTGTTAAAGTTTTCTTAGAACCATCTACTGCTGTTAAAGCAGTTTCATTTGTTTTAGAATACACTTTCTTTTCTGCATCATTAAATGTATTTTCTACACCCAATGCAATTTCTTCATAAGTAGAACTAATTGTACCAGAAGTAGATGTAGTTCTAATACCAAATGAAGATGTAGTATTTGAATAAGTTATTAAAGGAACTTTAGGAACAATAGTATTTAATCGAATATCATCAACAGTCGTTACTCTTGAAGTCGCACCCGATACTTGACCACGGATATAACCGTTAGCAAATGAACCACTAGAATCATCAATATATAACTTACCATGCGTGACATCTACGAACTTAACAAAACCACTGTTAGTATTAGCAGTAAACGTTTTCACTTGACCAGCACCACTAGTGAAGTCTGAACTTAAAATATTAACTGTTGTATTACCAGTTGCTAGTGTAGCAAACTTACTTGGATTGTATGGATCAACCTTAACAATAACTGTTCCATTAGCATACTCATTAACAATACTTCTAACAACACCATTGGCTGCAGTACCAGAATTATTAGCAATAGTCGTACCAACTGTAACATAAACACCTGCAGCATTACCACTAACACCACTCAATGTTACGATACCTTCACCAATAACTTTTTCAGCATTATTAAATGTTCCGTAGAAGTTATCTACACTAAAGTAATCGATTGGATCGTTTTCTAAGTAAACTGTACCTGTATTCCTTGTGAAGTCTGCTCTATGTAATTTAAACTTAATGTCTTCAGATTGAATTGGTGACCAAGTCTTATTATCTGCAGAAGTAAACATCACACCAGCAGCAGGTTGTTTATCAATTAGCATATTGGTATCAATATCTTTCCCACCCAATTTAGAAACCCATAATGCGAAATCGTCAGAGTTTCCTCCAGGTAAAACAGAAAAACAATAATCAGTATTATTCTTTAAGAATACAGGTGAGTCAAAGGTGAATGACGTAGCAGTATTCGCAATAGTAGTATTAGCACTTACTGAAGCAGGTTGTAAAGTTTTAGAACCATAAGGAACGATTGTTGTAGTAGGGAAACCATTTTCAACTTCTCTAATTTGAACCGTGATAGGGAACGTACTTGACTTCTTACCAAAAAATAAATCGAGTTTAGTAATAAATGCGCCATCAGCTTCATCAGCAACCACTGTAAATGTTTGTGATATTGGGTCATTGTTAGGTGGGTTTGGTGGCATCCATCTCCAACCCCTTGAACTTGTGGTTGTAGAAGATATTGTTCTATTGTCTGTTACTTCGTTTCTAGATATCTGAGGAGTTACCATATTAATAGAAGAACCACGTTGTGTTATATCTAAACCAATACTTGTATAATCACCATGAGCAGAAGTAGTTGCTAAATCTGATGAAGTTATAGTATCAGCAATATCTTTTAACTCAAAACGTCTTGTACCAACTCTGAATTTTAATGTATCATCGTTAGGGATACGGAACACACCATAAACATTACCAGAAGAATCTGTTGTTATTGCAGTTCCTTCGTTTGCTGTATTAGCAAAAGATGAATTGGTAGGAGTAACGTAATCAAATACTTTCTCATCATCAAAATATGCATAAACACGTGTGTTAGGTTTCATACGTGTTCCAGTAAACTGAATAAGTCTTGAACGTATGAAATCTCTTACAGCAACGTTAGTTACAAAATTACCCAAAGATATAACTTCTGTAGAAGGACTTGCAGATAATTGAATACCTCGTCTAATTTGATTAGTTTGAACTGTATCCTGAGACGTGACAGAGGTAAACCTTTGTCCACCAAATAAAGTAGTAAAACCACATTGGTTTTGTCGACAAGTTCGTCTGGATATTTCTCTTGACGCAACAACAGATGAAGATGTAGTATTCCAAGCACCCCAATCAGTTCCTATATGGTCTGCAATATTAGCAATAGCATCATACATTCCTCTGAAGTCTACTTGAATATCAGGTAACGTAGTCGTATCACCAGTATTATCAGCAGGTGGGTTTAAATTAATTTCACCATGCCAATTGAATGTTAGTTCTTGTACAGGGTTTCTCATCTTACTAGCATATGGTTGATCTAATAATGCAGTATTAGTATATGATAGAGTGATTAAATCACCAGTCCTAACCATATTTGTCGAAGTCTGATCCAAATCATTCGTGAAACTTACATCAGATCTAAGGAATTTAGGTCTTAGAAGTGAATTGGTTCTATCAATCGCAACACGATAACCTGCCTTGTTTACATCAGCAATATTATGACCATCAAAGTTGTCAACTAAGAAACCATTCTTAAATCTATCCATTCCAGTAGAACCAAAGATTTGTTTATTCTTAGCAGATGACTCAAGTGCATTAAGTGATGAGTAGTATTCTAAATTCTTTACTCTTTCTTCAACCACACGCAAATCTTTCATAGTGTATCTGCGGTTATTTTCAAGATCTAATGTAACTTGGTAATCAGTCCTATTATAATTCTTAGCAACATATGGTGACAGCGAAGGATATGGTGGAATTTCTACCACAGCAAGTGTCATACCACCAGCAGTTTCTTCAGGAGTTCTTGGAACAATAGAAGCAACACCTTTAGTAACAATTACATTGCCCTCTTTATTCATTAATATTCTATCTTTACGTGGAAGGTAAAACTGAATATCAGTTTGGAAATTCTCATCTGGGGTAGGCATATAAGCACCATCAGAATCGATACTAAATGTAGTCAATATAGCAGGATTAGTTGGTGCCGATGCAACAGTACCAGTCGCAGATGGTGTTACAGTATTCGTTTTAATAGGTCTGAAGTCAACAGAATCTCTCAAGTCAAACCTTTTATTGTTTGTAGGAGAACTAAACAATGGAATTTCTTGAGTTGTAATCGCAGCAGTATTCGCAAGATTAGTATCATCGATTGGATAAGAATCTACAGATAAGAAACCAATACCAGCAGAAGTATCTCTACCAAAGTAATTAAACTTAACCATCAACCCAGAGGCAGATAAGTCAAGAGAACTTGTTTCCTTTTGTTTTAGATATGAAGTATCATAAAATCCATCACTCATGCCACTATCTAATTCAAAATGAGTTGTAACATCAGTATCGGTTGTCGCAACTCCTGTGTTAGAACCTTTATATACAGCAACTAATTTGAATGCGTCAGCAACACCTAATGACCATGGACCTTTATTTGTCGCAGTATTAGTATTAGTATTAATATGAATGAACTTATCTTTAGATACTGTCTTAGCAGTTTGAATAGCATCACTTCTTAATACGTTAAAGTAAACTGAAGCAGTAAACGTAGAAGCAAGATTTGCTTGTCCTAAGTTAATACTATGCTGAGTAGATGTAGAAGTGACAGAACCATTAGATGATAAATCAAAGATATAACCATCAGGGAAATTAGTTTTATGAGCAAGTGTCACACCACTTCTTGAATATGAGAATGTATTTGCAACTTGTAAATCAGTTACACCTGATATTACGGTAATTCTTTCGTTGATAGTATTAGCACCATCAGTAATTTTAATGAAGTCACCAACTTGATATGCATTAGTGAAAGATGTTCCAGAACCAGAAATAGTGTTACCACTCCAACCAATAATTGAACCAGTATGAGCATCAGTTGTTACAGCACTCTTCGCAACCACTACAACATTTCTTTCATCTGTATTTGATAAAGGTAAACCAGTATCATTATTAGTTTCAGTACCACCTGCATGAGCAGTATTAGCAGCAACAGTGGCAGTACCACTGGTTGAGAAACTTACACTCTTCTCGGTTCTAAATACAAATTGTGTATCTACATTATTTGAAGAATCTTTAAGTGTCTTAGTTCCTCTTTGTGAGAATGGGAACACAAGACCATTTAAACTAGGTTCTTGTATCTTAGCAGAACCATTTGATTCAAGTACAATATCACACATAGCATTATCTGAACTACCATTATTTTCATAGATACCTCTTGCATCTGAGAATGACTTACCAGCCTCCATTACAACATTAAACAAATAAATTCTGAATTGACCATCTGGAGTACCTTGAGTACCTGAGTGCCATTGGAATCCACGTAGATTTGCAGTACCAATTAATGTACCACGCACACCTTGTGAACCAAAGTTCTTTCCTGAAATACCCTTTTGAGCAGCATCATAAAGATTAACTTCTCTTAAACCTTGGAAGTCCCAAGTGCCCACAACTTCTTTCGCAAAAATATAATTACCAATTGATTGACCAATAGTTCTTGCGTTTTTAGTTTCCCAATCAGTTGCTTTATCTACATCACGGTAAACAGGTCCAGAGATTGCTATTCTATTTCCACCAACATAACCAGTTCCTTTTTCAACCTCAGCAACAATCTTTAAAGATGAACCACCTTCTGAAGAAGAATAACGACCCAAGTTATTGGTGTTCTTTAAGTGTTCTCTAATACGAACATTAAATGGTTCAATAGCAAAGTTGCCACTTGTTTCATATGACCTCTCACTAATATAACTTCCAATATCAGAATAAACTGTATCAGTAAATTTCTGAACAACTTTACCATCCTCAATGTTAGCAATACTAAAGAATGTAGTTGTATTTGCAGCAGTTAAACTTCTTACAGCAAGAGTTGGTGTTAATTTTAATCTATCCGCACCTGGAGCAGAATAGTTAGTAGAACCAGTTGAGTTGTCAAGTAATGAAGAATCTTCATTTGAATTGATTAACGTTTCTCTTGTTTCAAAACCAAGTTTCTTATCAGGAGCATCTGAATACTTATCGACAATAATACTTTGAGGATTAACCTTAATAAAACTACCTTTATGATAAACAACACCATCTGATACTGTTGCCCTGAAACCAATTCCGGTAGCTGATGTAGATATAGCATTAGCAGCAACAACAAAAGCATTATTACCAGAATGTCTGAATATAATTGTCTCACCACTTGTGAATGTTTTAGTTGTATTATTAGCACCAGAGTTGGTATAATTAATAAATGCACTAAAGTAATTCGGTGCAACAGATTCAGAACCCTCTTTAGCATCTACTAATTTCGCAGTCATGCCAGATGTAGCACCAGTCGCAACTAAGTTGGCAATCACACCAGAAGTTGCTAAGTCACTTAATAGTAATACACGGTTATTAGCATCCTTATCTCTTAGTTTAATATAATCAACTGAACCAGTAGAAACACCAACACCAGTAGCCACTGTGCCATCAACCATAATTTCATTAGCAAACCGTTCTACTTGGTTTTGTAGAATAGATTGTATTTGAGTTAATTCACGTGCTTGAACTGCATAACCTGGACGGAATAAAACTCTGTGGAAGTTTTTATCCTCGTCAAAGTCGTCGAAGTATGGGGATGTGTTTAAATTAGTTTCGATTGCCATTTTTTATTTGCCTATTTAAAAGTCTAAGACTATTTTTATGTCTTCAATTTGTTCTGGAGTTCTGCTAACTGGTTCTACATGTTCCGTATATAATATTTCACCTGAGAAAGTATTTGCCTCAGGACCTTTAATTGCAGTAACTTGTGCTATATTAGTTTCACTCGTACTCTTTATGATATTATCATCAATTTTGAACGGTGAGTAATTACCGTAACTCTCTACATTATTTATATAGAAATGATAGTAAGATGCATCGGATTGTGATGGGTCATCTTGTATATAAACGATATCTGCATTAGCAGCCTTTACTGCATTACTTAAAGCAACAGTTTCTCTACCTACAGCACCTAATTCTGTTACGAATTCTAAAGCACCATTCTTTGCTCTTAATAAATTTCTTTCATTTGTAATAATATCTTTTACTGCAAGAGGATTTACTGGAGATCCACCACTCATTTGTAAATAAGAAGCAGTTAGTCTTGTAGTCAATCTTAATGAGTCAGGACTGTTAGAAGTATTTGCTATTGTTTCAGTTGCTTGAATGATGTTATTAGAATTAACCTTTAAGATTGGATCTTTAACAACACTAATAGTTCTGAATTCAGTATTAGATGGAATAAATCCAGCACCAGTAATAACTGCTCCTTCCGGATCTACGAATTTAGAATTAAGCATAACTTTATCAGAATACAATTCAGTAATTGGGTCTGAACCATGGCCACCAATTGGACTGATAACAACATTAGCACTTGCACCTGAACCATGAACAGTATTAGATGTAACAATTGCTTCTGCTCTTGAATACTTACTACCAACAGCAATCACACTTACGTTTGAAATAGCACCAGTTGATGTATCTACTCTTGAATACGCTTTTGCTCCAGCACCATCACCAATAATAGTAACAGTCGGGGAAATCACAACTCTAGAATCAGTATTAGCAACTGTTGTAAACGCAGTATTAACTGTTAAAGTTTTAGTTGAACCAGAATAATCAATAACACGTCTTATTTGGCCAGCACCTGTTCCTGATATAATATAAACAGAATCACCGTTATAATAATTATCAATAGGAGATGGGTTAGTATTACCACTTGTACTTAATTGGATATCATTCTTGCCACCTGCAGCAATCACACCATTATCAATCATATGATAATTAGAACCAATATTAACAGTCTCAACAACTTCAATAGATCCATTTACTGCAGCATTTTGAACTAATAATTGTCTATCTTCTTCTGCAGTACCATCACTTACTGATAAAGTTTTTACAGGAAGATGATCAATTGTTAAAAACCTATCAGCATCGTCTACAGATATTGTAAACAAATACTTCCACACATATCCTTCAGATGTTGTAAAAGGCAACGTAGAATAACCAGTTGGTTTTTCAGTAGATGTTACACCCTTATTATTATTTAAAACTTTATATACATTGAATTCATCAGTCAATACATAAAATGCTCTTGCGTGAACATTAGTATCAGTATCACGGTACATTGAATAAACAGTACCTGAAGTCCAATCATGTCTAGGAATCACATGACTAGCATCACCATCTTTAATTTTCTTAGCACCAATCCAATCACGTTTCATATCAAACTTTAAATGTTGGTCTGTATCCGTCATATTATCTGGAGTTGGATCGGCTGCCCATGGTTTATTTTTACCCAATGCCATATAAAGGATAGTAGATTTCTTAGAAGATCTTCCGTCTTCATCAGCATTTAAACTATGAAGGAATGCCTTTGCATTATTAATTGATATGTCTTTTGTTGCGTATTTTAATGGCATTATATTGTTCCGGATTTATAGTAAACATTAGCACTTGAAAGTGTATCTTTAGTCCAAGCAAATTTAAGATTTGCTGATGTATTACTCGATATTATATTTATAACAGTTGAATAGAATTGTTTGTTGCCATATTCAATAATTAACGTATCACCATTTGCGTAACTTGAATTTAATTGAGTCCCAGTTCCTACTACACCGAATGCGTTGTTGGTAACTGCGATAGTACCATTTGATTTTAATTGTTTGGTATTATCAGAAGTCACCACCATGTCTAAGGCAACATTACTCTGAACACTGTACTTACCATATAATCTTTGACCAGCAGGATGTACTAATTGAAGAGCAACTTCTTTATATTTGTTTAATGATAGTGGTGAGATAATTTCATATGAGAATTCTTGATAATATTCACCGTCTTGCAAATAACCACGTTTAGATGACAAATGTCCTTTACTCGTAGCATAGTATCCTTCTGAATTAGCATCACCTCTTAACGAAATAGTTCCAACACCTGGAGTTGATAATGCCCTACCAGAAGAAGCAATTGTAACACTCTCACCATCTTTGTATGAGAATCCAGAATCTAAAATTCTTATTGAAGAAATAGCACCGTTCGCACCAACGTTAGCATTAATATTCGCATTAGTTCCTAATACACCTTCGTCCACAATTTTAACAATCTTAGCTGAACCAGTGTTTTCTACCGTTCTTGTGTCATCAGTATATCCAGGAATATATGAACCAGAATAAGTTTTAACTATGAGTGTTGCATTATTAGAAAATAGTTTTCCTAATTTCCTATTACCCATGTCTTCCCACACCCTAACAACAGATTCGTATGTTCCGTTAGCATATTGGTCAACAGCAATCGGTAATCCTGCTCCTGCACCACCAACAATGTAACCACCCGCACTACTTGACGTTTGTGTTATCCTATCATCAGACGTAAGAATTGTGAAGAATGAATTGCCTGTTCCCCAGTTTACGTTATCTGATTGAATTGTAATATATGACTCACCAATATTCATCGATTTGATATCATGATCAACCACGTCAATATTTGGTGGAGTATAATACCCACGACCACCATTCACTAACGACAATTCGGCGATCGTTCCTGAAGAATGTGCTTGAAATATAAACGAATCTTCTAATTTAGTATAGATGTTTTCAATTTGAGAATTAGATGTAGTTATAGAAACATTACCGATAGTCGTATTGGCACCAACCAGTCTTAAACTTTCATTAGCAATAAATGCTTTCATTGGACCAGTTGAAAATTGACTAGTTAAATTGGCAGTTGTATTTGCAGTTACTTGACATACAACTAAGTTTCTGTCGTCAGCACCACCAACACCTTGTACATAACCATTAGCAGTATCCACCACAACCTTTTTAACAACACCAAATGCTCCAGATGTTCTACCTACCAATTCATCACCAGTAGATATTGTTTGTCCAACCACATTACCGACTGATAAGATATGGTGCCCAATAGTATTTGAAGAGAATGATACTACATTACCAACAGCAGAACCAGCAGATGTACCAACCTTAACTACTTCTGTCGTAGTGAAATTCTTATATGTGTCTACCCTAAATACACCACTGTTTGCAGCAGAACTGACGATTTCTTTAACAATGCCATTAGCACCAGATGTCGCACCGTATATAGATTGCCCAACTGAAATTGTTCTAGTATTGGCAATACCAATTACAGCATTTGCATTATCTCTAAAACTTTGGTTCGGTGTGAATACAACTGTCTCGGGGAATCCAAAATCTGGACTAGACAAAATAGTATTAGAGTAATCAGACATCAACCGACTAACACCATCTGCATTAACAATAAGGGGTGCTTTAGTTCCAAAGATATTAGAATCTACAAATAGGTTGCTGTTAATCATTAACAGGGTATTCGTATCCACGATGTCGCTTGGTTCGATTACGAATGATGCATCAGAAGATCTAGTAACAGTTGAGAATGTTATTTTAGATCCAGGAGATACAGTTGAACCTCTATAACCAGAACCACCATCAGCAATAGTAAATGTCAAGGCACCAGCAAAGTCTGATACAGAAGTCACAACTACCTTAGCAAAGTCGCCAATAATATCAGATTCGAGTTTAATGATGTCACCAATTGCATACTCACCACCAGCAGAATCTACAGTAACTTTATTGATACCTGCCTCAATGTTTGGAATGAATCCAGTGCTATTTGTGTCAGTTACTAGTCTGATTGGTTCTAAATGACCAAACGTTCCTACGATATTTGATAAGTAGATCTGCATTAAGTCACGTCCACGAATAGTTCTTCGTACAACGTTCTCAACGAGTGCAGTTGCTCTTGAGTCAGAACCGATAATACTCTTACCAA